CAAAATGTATATCTAGATGATTTTGGTGTAAGTTGTACATCAGGTGGTACTACTGCAAAAGGAATATTAGAACAACCAGATCAAATATTGGCTGGTGATATGATTATTAGCACTGAATATGAATTAATTACAAAAACATCTGATTTTGGTACTTTAATTTCTGGGGATAGTATTACTGTAGATAGTGTTGCATATACAGTAAGAGATCTTAGAAAAGAAAATGATGGTGTATTTTGTCGTATTAGTCTACAGAAAACATAATGACTACTAAAAGAGAAACAATATTAGCAAGAATTGCAACAGTACTTGCAGGTACTACAGGTGTTTCTGATCGTATTTTTAGAAGTCGTACAACAGCATTAACAAGAGCAGAAACACCTAGTATTATTATTGAACCGCAGAATGATGTAGTAGAACAAACAACCTCATTACCAACTTTAGACCATACATTAACTGTAAGACTTAGCGTAGTTGTAAGAAGTGGTACACCACATCAAACAGCAGATCCTACTGTAGAAAATATGCACAGTAGACTAATGGCAGATTTAACACTTAATGGCAATGCTATTGATATACAACCTGCTGATACTTCTTTTGAATTTATAGATGCGGATCAATCTGGCGGTATAATTGGCTGCGAATATGACATTAGATATAGAACAAATGTAGACGATTTAAGTACATGATAGTTACATTATTCTTATAAAGGTTTATGATATGTACATAGTGTCTATTAGGTAAATGCCAAAACTTCATAGAAAAAGATCTTTATTAGCAAAGATAGAAAGCAGTTATTCAAGTGACCCTACTGCTACAGGCTCAGCTAACTATGTAGAAGTTGTTGATTTAGAAATAGAGCCAACTGCTAGCGATGAGGTAGAACAAGAAACTATAAGACCCTATCCTGGTAATTATCCTGTTTTATTAGCTAATACAAGAGTAAATGTAAGTTTTGGTGTTTACATGGTAGGTAGTGGAGCGGCGGGTACTGCACCTAAATATGATCCAATTTTAAAAGCTTGTGGTTTAAGTGCTGCTACAGTATCATCTACATCTGTTACATATACACCTTCTACTTTAGCTACACAAGATAGTGTTACTCTATATGTTAACTATGATGGTGTAAGACATAAAGTAACAGGAGCTAGAGGTACATTTTCTATTGTTTGTGCAGTAAATGAAATACCTAGAATAAACTTTGAAATGCAGGGCATATTTAATACACCTACAGATACAGCATTACCTACAGTTACAAAATCATTACAACCTGATCCTGTACTATTTAAAAATGGAAATACAAGTAGTTTTTCTGTATTTGGCTTTAGTGCAGCTTTACAATCATGGGAACTAGATTTTGCAAATGAAGTTATTTATAGAGAATTGGTAGGCGGTACAAAAGAAGCACTTATTACAGATAGAAGGCCATCTGGAAGCATGGTTATAGAAGCAGTAGCAATGTCATCGAAAAACTTTTTTACAACAGCTACAGGCACTTCTACTGGTTCTAATACATGGGTACATTCTGGCGGGGCAGGTAATATTGTTACTGTTTCATGTCCACAAACTGATTTAGGACAGCCTACTTATGAAGATTCTGATGGTATAACTATGCTAAATCTTCCATTTTATGCGACTCCTACAGATGCGGGACAAGATGAATTTTCATTAGCTTTTACTTAGTTGCATAGTAATAGAAAAGGGTATACCCTAGAGAAGATTATATAAATTTATGTTTATCTTAAAAAAAGAAGCAACCTTTACGCATCCTATTGTTTTTTATACACCTGGTGATGGTGGCACACAAAATAAAGAAACATTTGACGCTGTATTCAAAATTATTCCACAGTCTAGATTAGATGAAATAGGAATACAGGCACAGAAAAAACAAAAAGAGCTAAAAGAAGGAATTATGGATGGAATAGAAATATCGGATTATATGGTTGCAGATGAGGTCTTAGTAGGTTGGGATGGTATTACTGATGGTGATAAAGAAGTACCATATACAGCAGCTACAAAAAAACAATTACTAGATATACCGTTACTTGCTAATACATTAGTTACTGAATATCTAAATGTTGTTGCACAACAGAAAACAAAAAACTAGAAGGGGCTGCATTGTTTTGGTGCGGTGATCGCATTATTGATGAAACAGATAAAGACGATGCTGTACTATTCGATCAGCCCATAGAAGAAAAAAAAGAAGTACAAATGTTTGAAGTATTTGAGGAAAACTGGCAAGCAATAACTTTATTTTTAGATATACAAACTCAATGGCGTATGGATCAAGGTGTTATATATGGTTTAGATTACAATGCAATAAAATGGATATTTGAACTCAAAAAAGACGAAATAAAAAAACCTTTAGAAATACTTGCTGACTTACAGGTATTAGAGGCTAAAATAGTAGAAACATTTAATAAAGATAATAAATAATGGATTTATCTACCTCTTATACAATTAAGGCACAGGTAACAGGCCAGAATGAGATAGGTGGACTTACAAAAGGTTTAGGAAAATTACAAAAAAGTACTAACAGTACATCAGCAGCAATGAATAAGCTTAAATCTGCTGCGGGTAATGCTTTTGGAGCATTAAAGGCGTTAGCACCTGCTATAGGTGTTGCTGGTTTAGGTAAGTTAGTAAATGACACCTTACAATTAGGCGATCAGTTAGAAAAGATGAGCCAGAAAACAGGTTTAGCTGTACCTGTATTAGATAAATTAAGACAGGCCGCAGATTTAGGAGGTACAGAATTTAAGACATTAAGTAGAGCTTTACCAACACTTGCTAAAAATATGCAAGATGCATCAGATGGTATAGGTACTGCTAAAGATGCATTTGATAGGTTAGGTTTAGGTGTTACTAATGCAGATGGTTCACTAAAATCATTAGACCAAATGTTTTTTGAAATTGGTGACAAGATAAAAGCAATGGATGATAGAACATTGGCGGCTGCTAATGCTGCTGAAATATTTGGTACTGGTATGGGTGCAAAATTAATACCAATAATGAATCAAGGTAGTGAAGCAATACAAAATTTAAGTACTGGTTTTACACAACTTAGTGCTGAAAGAATGGCAAAACTAAATGATGATGTTGCACAGATGGGAGAGAAATTTAATGTACTAAAAGTACAACTTACTGAAGCTGTATTACCTACACTTACTAAATTAGTAGAAATTATTGGAAAAGGTGCTGAAAGATTTGCTGCATTACCTGCACCTGTAAAAGGTTTAACAACAGTCTTAGCTTTATTAGCACCTGCTATAATTGCTATCGCACCTGTATTTGCAAGTTTAGTAATATCATTTAAATTTCTAGCAACTATAAAACTTGGGGCTATGTTTGCCGCGGCTGTACCTGCTATAGCTGGTTTAATGCCTGTATTAGCACCTTTTTTAATTGGTGGTGCTGTTATTGCAGGTCTTATTGCATTAGGTAAATTAATAGGTACGGTTGTTGGGCATATTTTTGCAGCAAGAGATCAAATAGGTAGTGCTATGGCTGCTATAGGTCAAGCATTACTAGCACCATTTAAGGCATATGCACAATTTGTAGGAAATGTATTTAGAGCCGTTGTAGATAATATAAGGAGTGCATTTATGGCTATTCCAAATGCAGTTAAGAGTGCTATTAGTGCAGCTACAGCACCATTACGATCATTTTTAAATTTTATAAATAGAATATTACAAAAACTTAGAAATCTAAGAAGGCGTAGAAGAGAAAATAGTAATAACAATAATGGTACACCTCCTGAATTCGCTGCTGGTGGTGTGGTTTCTAGTCCACAGTTAATTTATGCAGGTGAAGCTGGATCTGAATATGTTGTCCCAGCTAGAAAAGCGGCACAATTTTCTAAAAATTATTTATCAGGTCTTAGAGGTTCAGCAGCGATACCTAGATTTGCAGAAGGTGGTTATATAACAAGACCGAATGTAAATATTACAACAGGTGCTGTTACACAAATGGATGGTACTAATTTTATAACTACAAATGATTTAGCAAGTGCTGTACAAAGTGGGATAGATCAAACATTAACAATGTTGCAATCTGATTTAAGAACTAGACAATCTTTAGGACTATAAAAAATGGCAAATTTTGACATATTAACTTTTTTAGAATATTACGCTGATAAATCAAGTGTCTTAGATAGCAACGGAAAAAGATCACCTACTAATGCATATCAAAATTTTTATCAATCAGCACAAAATCTTACAGCAGATTCTGCTATAGATCAAAATATGAATTTTACTTATTTAGCTTTTGATGCATCTGGTTTTTCTTCTACTGAGGCCTCAAGTATTAGTGATTTAACAATAAATTTAGCTGCTACTGCAAATATAATAGATTTAACAGATACAGCTATAGGTGGTGATCGTCTTGTTATTGCCTCACTTTATATACAGTCTATTGGTCAAGATACTTTTAGTAATTCTGCAAGTCTTGTTTGTAGATTTACAGGTACTATTGATAATGCAAGCGTAGATGATACTACTGTTACTTGGACAGTCAGCCCTGCAATATCTAAACAAAAAGCACAAGTACCATCAAGACGTATTAGCAGTGACTTAATGGGTAGGTTTATTGCGACATGAACGATTTAGTTTTTGCTGTAAATATCAAGGCTGTATTAGAAGATGGTACAGAAGTTACAGATGTAACAGGTATGCTAATAAATAATAAAAGGGTATATAAACTATCTGATAATACAGTTTTAACTGGCACAAAAAAAATTAAAACAATTAAGTTTGCTACATTTACAGTATTAGCAGAAATACTACCTTTCATTATGTCTAAGGTAAATGAATAATGGCTAGAAAATACTCTTTTATTGCAGGTGGTGGCAAAATGAAGCCACTTTATACAGGTATTGCACAAAAAAAATCTGAAGTAGGACAAGATGCACAAATATTAGATGAAAGTTTAGATAATTTTAAAAAACCTAATAGTGATTTAGATGTATCTCAAAAAATAGCATCAACAGGTGAAACTGTACCTATTGTTTTTGGAAAAAGAGCTAATAATGTTGGTGGTGTATGGATGCAACCAAGTTTAATAAAGGCAGGTACATCTAGTTTTGTTCAGAAATTATTATTTGTTATTTCTCAAGGTGAAATAGTAAGTAGTCCTACAAAATCTAGAGCATTTACAGGGTTAAAAAAACTAAGTTTTTTAGATGATACATCTATATCTTTAACTCATATTTATAGTACAGCAGCATCTTTAGCATCTTCACCTAATTCATGTCCAATATCTAATACTGGTCTTTTTTGCGGTAATGATATATATACATATTTAACAGAGTTGTTTAAGGCATCTTCTGGAAGTTATCTAGAAAATGAACCTGATTTAGGTACTGATTTTCAAAATGTGAGGATAAAAACTTTTGGCACAGGTGATACATCAAACACCACTTTTATTATGTCTGCACAGGTATTTGACGCTGAAACTGGAGACAATGTTACAACTGCATATCAAACATTTATAGGTGCAAGTGATATGAATTTTGGTTTTAATCAAAGATTTTCTAGTACTGGTACTTTTTTAGGTGGTAAAACTGTTGGTACAATTGAAGATCTTGCAGTAGATTTTAATAATGGAAATTTGTTACCGCCAATAAATGCTACAACTGTTGCTGCTGGCATTTATACACAATCAGATTTAAATGCACTAAATGCAGTTAGCGGTAGTAGAACTAAATTTATTTTTAAATATACTTTTGTATCTGTTAATAATCAAGCTAACCCATCAAATCCTGCTAGTACTGGTACATTAGATGGTGTACAAAATGAGCAAATAGTAGGTACAAGTGCAGTAATACAAAATACATCGAATAATAATTCTAGTTTTGCTGATATTACATTTTTAGCTACATCAGGAAATTTATTTGAAACACCTGGTTCTGGTACTTTTCCTAACTCTACGAAACAACTTTATATATTTTATGAACAAGGTGTAAAAGTAGATTTATTTAGTGCAGGTTTATCTGGTTCTAGTTATACACAGGGTGCAAGCAATCAATTTATAGATTTAGCAATGCATTTATTTAAGTTGTATAAAAAAATTGATGGTAATAATACAGCTACTATAGTTGCACCTGTTGAACTTTCTAATTTACAAAGTTTATCTACATTTTGTACTAATAACAGTATGTTTTTTAATGGGATAATCTCTAAATCTGTTAATATTGTTGACTTTATAACAAAAACATCCCCTTTTTATTTTTTATCGTTTTTATCTGTAGGCGGTAAATATCAATTTGCTCCAATACTTCCTATAAATGTAAGCAATCAAATAGATACAACTGCATTAACACCAACAATTACTTTTACAGAAGCAAATATAATACAAGGATCATTTAAAAAAAATTATCTTAGCGTAGAAGAAAGAAGAGAATTTATTGCAAATTGCATATATACAGAATGTATACCAACAGCAGTTGCAAGAAGAAAAACAGTTAGTGTTAGGTTTACATCTAGTGCATTAGATTCACCTACAGAACAATTTGATATGTCAGATTTTTGTGCTGATGTAAATCATGCAATATTATATGCAAAATATGAATTAGCAAGACGTAAACATAGTACACATAATATTAGTTTTTCAACCCCTTTATTAACTTCAACACTTATACCTACAAATATTATAAAACTACAATTACAAAGAAAAAACAGCGTAGGGGATGACAGACAAGAAATAGAATATTATCAAGTTTCAAGTATTACTTATGATAATGATGGTGTTAGTAATATAGAAGCTGCACATTTTCCCTTAGATTCAAATGATAAATCAGAAATATCTTTAGAGCTAACAACTGGTACTTTTACTGTTCTACAATGACAACTTTCCCAGCATTAGAGCCAGAAACAAGGGCATTAGTTTACGGAGACTATCCACAAAATACACATGAAGGTTTAAGTGGTGGTAATGTAAGATTTTTATTAGGTACAAAAAGATTAGTACAAAGATTAACTATCACATATGAGTATTTAACAGAAACACAGGCTCAAAGTTTATTAACTCATTTTAATGGACAGAATGGAACAATTGAACCTTTTGATCTATCTAGTGAAGTATGGTCAGGTTATTCTACACCACCTGTTAGTAGTAGCAGTTATCAGTGGAGGTATGCACAATCTTTTCAAATTAGTATATCTTCACCAAATAGGTATAGTACATCTATAGAGCTTATAAGCGTACCTTTATAATGGCTACATTCCCTGCAATAATTCCTACAACTAGACTATATACACAGGGTGATTTTCCTAGTGCAATTCAACAGTCATCTAGTGGTACAACAACTGGTTTTAGGCGTGGTAATAGGCGTATTAATCAAACATTACAGCTTACATTTGATAATCTTACAGAAACACAGGTAAATCTTATAAGAACACATTACGATGGACAAAATGGTAGTTTTGAAATATTCTTTTTGTCATCAAGTACTTGGAGTGGATATACTACACCACCTGTTGCTTTAGTGACAGATTTTGCTTGGTTATATGCAACACCACCTACTATTTCAGATGGAATTGTAAGCAAATGGAATGTAGAAGTAGAACTTGTATCTGTACCTATAGATATTGGAGATTTAATATTTGACGCAGGAGATTCTAGTAGTACTGCAAGAACTTATATATTAGATGCCTTAACAAGTGGCTCAACACCTGCTAGAACTAATATAATAGATGCAAGGAACTCGTCTACAGTATGACAATTACATTAACTGCTTTACAAAAGCAAAGAAGAGATACAGCAAGTAATTGGACATCTAATAATACTGTTTTATTAGCAGGTGAATGGGGTATTGAATCAGACACTAAGAAGTTTAAAATAGGTGATGGATCAACAGCATGGCAATCACTAGATTATGTACCTATACCAGATACAAATAGATTACTTACAGGAAATCTTACAGTAGGCACTAACTTAAATGTAAGCGGAAATGCAGTAGTAACAGGTGATTTTACAGTAGCCGGTACTACTACAACTGTTAATACAACAAATTTAGATGTAGAAGATAAAAATATCACATTAGGAAAGGTTTCAACACCATCAGATACAACAGCAGATGGTGGTGGTATTACATTAAAAGGTGCAACAGATAAAACATTAAATTGGGTAAATTCTACAGATTCTTGGACATCATCAGAACATTTTTCAGTATCAGGACAGAAAGAAGTAAGGTATTTAGATTCTGACTCATCACATCATGTAGGATTTAAAGCACCTGCTACAGTTACATCTAACGTTGTATGGACATTGCCAGCAACAGATGCAGGGGTAAGTGGTTATGTCTTAGCAAGTGATGCTAGTGGTAACCTTAGTTGGGTTGACCCTGGTTCTAGTACTAACCCTACTTTTACAGGTGATCTTACATTACAAAATGATGGAAATATTAGAGGTTTTGCAACAGTACAGGCAACTTATACAGGTTCAACAAAAACTCTTACAGTAACAGTAGCTAGTAAAACTGCTGCACATAGATATAACGGTAGTGGCTCTAGTAATGGTTATAAGATAGATGGGTATGAAGCACCTTTTATTACACTAACACCAGGTAGGACATATAGATTTGATCAGTCAGATAGTAGTAATAGTGGTCATCCATTGCGTTTTTTCTTAGAAGCTAATAAAACTACTGCATATACAACAGGCGTTACTACTAGCGGTACACCAGGTACAGGTACAGCATATACAGAGATAGCCGTTACAGATACAACACCCTTAGTACTTCACTATCAATGTAATTCAAGTGGTCACAACTATATGGGTAATAGTGTATCTACTAATTCTAATGTTGTTAATTATAATGATTTACTTAATAAACCAACAACAATTGATGGTTCTTCATTAAATGCTAGTAATTTAAGTTCTGGTACAGTACCTGATGCAAGATTCCCTGCAACATTACCTGCTGTAAGTGGTGCAAACTTAACTAATTTACCTGCTGATGCAACAAAATTACCTTTAGCAGGTGGTACTTTAACAGGTGATTTATTATTAGATAATCAAAAAGATTTACGTTTTGTAGAAGCTGATGCAAATGGTTCTAATTATGTAGCATTTCAAGCACCTGCGGCTATTACAAGTGATGTAACGTGGACATTACCCGCAACAGATGCGGCTGTAAGTGGTTATGCATTAGTTTCTGATGGTTCGGGCAATCTATCATGGTCACAGGCAGGCGGCGGCGCAAAAGGTGGATCGGGTGAGGCTATTTTCCACGAAAGTGAGAATACAATGGACAATGATTACACAATATCTACAAATCATAATGCCGTAGTACCTTCCCCTCTTACAATTAATGCTACACTGACTATAGATAATCCTTCTGTAGTTACCTTTGTCTAATGGCACTAGTACTAAACGGTTCAACAGATACTATTACAGGTTTACAAATAAATTCAGCAAATATTGTTGATGGGTCTATTACTAATAGTGATCTAGCTAGTGGTGTGGGTGGTAAAATTCTTCAAGTTGTTCCAACTGTGGCTAATGGAGCTTCTAGTGTTACAATTTCAAATCAATACGACAATAACAGTAGTTATATTTATTACTTAACTTCTTTAAATACAACTCTTACGACAACTGCAACAAATTCAAAAATTTTAATAAGTGCTAATATTTTTGGTGAAGCCAATCAAGCTGATAACGTAATAGGTTTTGTTCTTAGTTCAAGTATTAACACTGGTACTGATACACCAATTGATGCATTAAGAGGTCAAGAATACGGAAATAGAAGTAGGGTATCTGGAATGATGAGTGTCGGATATTATGGTAATGATCAGTATTCAACACCTTCAGTAACAACTTTTAGTAATTTTATATATGAACCTCAACAGGCAAGTGGGACTTCAATTGTTATAAAAATCGGTGTTGTAGGTATAAGTAGCACAGGAACTTTTTATTTAAACAGAACAGTAAATCATGGAAATATTAATAGTTTTGAGTATGGAGTTAGTAGTTTAACACTTCAGGAGGTAGCACCATAATGCCTATTTATGATCACGATGCAATAAGAAAGGCATATCCAAGCGTTGCTTATATTGATGACGCAAGTTCAAGAATTTTAGACGCATCTGGTAATTCTGTATCTGTAGAGCAAAGCAAGATAGACGCTGCAAGAGTCACAATAAATGCTGAGGCTGCTGCAATAGCTTACAAATTTGTTAGAAAGCCTTTATATCCAGCGTTATCAGAATTTGCAGATGCTATGTACTGGAATAGTAAGGGAGATTCTAGTAAACTAACAGCATATTATGAAGCCTGTGAAAAGGTAAAAACAGACAACCCAAAACCTAGTTAAACATGAGTGGGAAAATTAAACTCAATTCAGCATCAGGCGGTGGCTCAGTAAGCATACAAGCACCCTCTTCTTCAACGAACACAAGGGTAATGACCTTGCCTGACACAGCAGATGGAACGGTACTGACAACAACAAACCCAAAGGCAGGGAATATTATTCAAGTTGTTCAATATAGTACAAATAATGAAGTAAGCTCAACAAGTGGAAGTTTTGTGGATAGTGGCTTGAGCGGAGCTATAACAACTACAGGAAGTAATAAAGTTTTAGTAATTGTAAGTCAATACTATCGGCATATTAGAACAACGCAGGCGGCAGGGGGAGGATTTAGAGTTTTAAGAGGATCTACTGTTATTGAAACTGATCCAACTAATTCTTCTAATCTACCTTTTGGGCAGTATCTTTATATAAGTGGTGTTTCAGAAATAAATATGTATGGAAGATATTGTATTGAAGTTTTAGATACTCCTAGTGCTGGTACTCATACTTATAAAACACAAATGGCTCTTAACAGTACTGCTGATAGTTCTCAAGTAAGAGCACAATATCAAGCAAGTGGAGAAAATGCCACTTCTTATCTAACTCTTATGGAGGTAGCAGCATGAGCTTAGATCACGATGCAATAAGAAAAGCATATCCTGATGCAGTCACTATTAATAACGAAACAGGAGTTTTCAAAGATGATGGTTCAAAAATAGAAGTTGAACAAAGCAAGATAGATTCTGCACGAACCACGTTAAATGCTGAAGCTGCTGCTGTTAAGTACAAAACTGATAGAACAACAAATGGTGAAACTATTTACGCTTCTTTTGGAGATCAACTTGATATGTTGTATGCCGATATGCTCGCTGGTAAACTAGATACAACTGGAACGTGGGCAACCCACATTAAAGCGGTTAAAGACTCAAATCCAAAACCTAGTTAATTATGTCTAAAGTAAAAGTTGATTCAATAGAGGCTGTTAATGCAACAACACCTGCAATAACCTTAAACTCTACTGATGGAACGTGTACTGCCAACTTAAAATCTATCGGTGGAGGTCAATTAGCTGGCTTTAGGAATTTAGTTATAAACGGAAATATGAAAATTCATCAGAGGGCTCAAAGTGTTACTGGAATAAATCCTAGTTATGCAACTGCTGATAGGTTTTATTTAAGGAGAAATTCAAGTAGTACTTTTAATTCAAATGTTACTAATGGTGTATTGACTTGTAATAGCCCGTCAGCATCTACAGGGTTCGATATACGTCATGGAGTTGAATGGGATGATGCTTTTTATGGCAAAACAATGACAGTATCATTTAATGCTACCGCAGCAGTTGGAGGTGTTGATCTTACCGTTGAAGTCGTAGATGGTTCCGTTGCATCTACAACGGCTAATGAACCTGCACATTTAACAGGAACGACAACAGATGTTCAAGACCTTGTTGTAACACCTGTTTCTGGTACTAAATACGAAGTAACTGTAGATATACCAGCGGATGCAGATGTATCTTTTACACCTGATATGATTCGTTTGAGGTTTGGAAATGCTGTTTCAGACGCTAATCAAAGTTTTGCATTATCAAAAGTACAGTTTGAATTTGGAAGTGTAGCAACTGAATTTGAGCATAGGTCATTCGCTCAGGAACTTGCTTTATGTCAGAGGTATTTTTCTAAAGAAGAAGGTATTGTTTATGGTGCGAGATATGATTCTTCTAATAAAGGCTCTGTTCTAGTTTTTCA